GATGTTCTTCTGGGTGGTCTTGTCGTCCTCTCCGAGCAGATTGACTGCGAACTCGGCCGGGAGCCCCAGGGATGCCAATTGCGCCTCCGCCTTGCTTATGGCGAGGGCCCTCGTGGCCTCCATCAGCTCCTTCTCCTTGGCGACGCGGTCGGCCTCGATGGCGTCCAGCTTTGCCTGGTACTCCGCCTTGACCTTCTCCTCGCCCTGGAGTGATTCGATCCGTGCCTTGTCGCTCTGCTCCTTGAGCGCCTTCTTCACCGCCTCGTCCATCGCCTTCTGATGGCTGGCGTTGAGCGCGTTCACACGTTCGGAGATGATCGTGTTGAGCTCCTCCTGTGTGAACGTCTTGACCTCGCCCTGCGGGTTCGCGGGGCTTCCAGAATAATCCTTAGATTCGTCTGCCAAGTTATGACCCCCTTGTTTGGGTGGTTTTAGGATTATTAACGGCGTTAATAAGGGATGATTCGGAGAAAAGGGGAAATCGTTTCAGGTGTGGGTGCGCTTCCACTCGTTGTAGGTGGTGGACGGGAGGACCGCGTCGGTGATGCCGTCACGCTTGGCGTATGCCTCGACGATGCTCTGGATGTGGTCCTCTGCCTCCTTGGAGAGGACCGCCACGGTGGTGCATCTGCAATTGGGGTGGATGGGCGGATAGGTCGATGATGACCTCTCGGACAGCTTGAACTCGCGGTGGTCGAGGTCACCGCAGACGGGGCACGTCCTCTCGTCGAATGTGGCGACGAACCTGTACTTCTCGATGCCGTCCTTCTTGTACTGGCGCATCTGCGCATCGTTGGCGACTGCGGTGGTGATGGTCCTCGCGTTGCGCTTGGCCCGTACCTCGCTGATGTTCTCCACCTGCTGCATCCTCTTGGCGATCTTGGTCGGATGCTCCCCGAGCATCAGCCCCGTCTCGACCTGGTCCCTCACGACCTGCGACATGGGTTTGAGGTAAGCGGCCGCATCCTGCTCCGTCCACCTGCCCTTGAGGAACGCATCGACCTCCCTGATCCCGGGGGTCTCCATCTGCCAGCCGATGCCGACGGACTTCTGGACCATGAACTCCCCGCGTAGCATCCCCTCGGTGGCGGTCCTGCGGAGGGCCGCCTTGCCTTGGGTGTAGAGCTCGGAGGCATCCGCACGGGAGCCGTAGCGGATGACGTTGTCGAGGGCCTTGCGGACCGTCAGCGAGCCTGTCCCGACCTGTCCGACCAGCTTCGACATGAGCCTGTCCCTGTCCCTCTCCGGGAGGGATTGGGCCAGACGCTCGAGGGAGCGGACGGCGGAGGGGTCGGCCTGCCTCACGAGGACGGTGGCCTTGTTGCTCCCGTCGTAGCCCGCCGCCGTCAGGATCTCCGAGACGAGCTCCATCATGCGCCTGGCGTTCCGGACGGCGAACCGCTTGAGGACCTTCCTGAACGGTTCCTCGAGCTCGATGTACGCGACGACGTTCGCCTCGGGGTCATTCCTCGGTATCAGTCTGGTCGGCATCCTCGGTCATCCTGCGCATCTGTTCGATCTCGTCCTGGTCGTAGGTCGCCCTTATGCGGTCGGCCTCGGCGTTGCTCTCCGCCTCCACCAGCTCGGTCTCCGCAACGGGGTCGGGGATGCTGGACACCAGCGTCCTCGCGGTCTGGAGCGACATGATCTTGTTGGCCGTGAGCTGCGTGAGGGCGGTGGCGACGTAGGAGAGGTCCTGCGGGGCGTTGAGGTTGAAGGTTATCGTCATGTGGTCTATGTCGGCCAGCGGGACATAGGAGGGGTTCATGGTGGGATTGTTCAGACGGTAGTCGTACAGCTTGCACCTGCGGGTGAATCCCCTCTGCATCATGGACTGCTTCTTGCTGACGACCTGGTCGGTCCCGAAGAGCTTGTAGGCCATGGCGACACCGCTGGCGTTCCCGGCGAATTTCTCGTCCGAGAGATCGGGCACGGAGGCGAAGCGGTGGATGTCGTTCTTGAAGGTGTCCTGCACCATGCTGACCCCGGCCTCGTCCGAGGTCTTCACGAGGTACTGCGCGACAGCATCCTCGTCGAGCTGGAGCACGGCGTGCCTCTTGAGGATGGCCTTGCCGTCCTGGATCTCGTCCAGTGTGCGCCCGATGACCGTTCCCGACAGGACGAGCATCGCCTGTGCGAAGCTGTCCTGGTTGTCCTGCCTGTCCGACAGGAGGGAGTTGTACGCGTCCTGGAGGTCGATGATGCCCTCGAAGTCGGAGAGCGCCTGGCGGTTGTTCTTATACTCGATGAGGGGCACGCGTCCGAACCCATGGGGCACAGGCTCGGAGACCATCGTCCATGTCCTCGGAGCGGTCTGGGCGGAATCGGCCTCCCAGATCGACATGTTCATCGTGTCGTAGACATAGAGGCGGTAGACGGTCCTGCGGTCGTTGTCGGTGTAGCTGAACACCACGACGCCGAACACGCTGTCCTTCTCCACGTCCCCGGCATAGGCCACGAACGCGTGCATGGGGTCCAGCTCGATGGAGCTCGGGACGTCCTTGTCCGCGGGCATGTAGACGAGCTCGTGGGTCCTCCCGAATATGGAGAGGTCCTCGCCGATGTTGAGGTCCACGCTCCACTTGTCCTGCGCCTTGAAGAGCTCGAGGATCTCCTGTCCGGCGATGTCCTCGTCCTCGGTGGTGTATCTCGGCTCGTTGCCGAACATATAGCCGACGAGGACGTCCGTGATGTACTTGCAGTGATTGGCTACGATGCGGTTCTGGTCCGCGCCGTGGGCCTTCTCGTCGAAGTAATGGTTCCCGAGGTAGTAGTCGTGAAGCATCCTGTACCTCGGCTGGTAGGACTGCCACTGCTCGAATGCTATGTCCAGCGTCTCGGAGTTGATTTCCGGGGCGACTATGATGTCTGTGGATGGGTTGTATCTCATGCGATCAGATCCATGAAAAAGGGTTTTGCGAAGGTGAATGCGAGATACCGGAGGGCATCCAGGCAGTCGTCCTTGAACTTGATGACCTCGTCCTTCCCCAAGAGGGAGCTTTTAGGGTTCCACGAGTACGTCCCGAACTCCGCGAGGAGATGCGTGAAGTCCCTGGCAGGGCCGAAGGACATGAAGCCGTTGTAGATGAGGTTGCGAAGGAACGAGATCCCCTCGAGGACGTCGTTCTTGGCCCTCACCACCGAGAGGCCGTGCTTCATGAACTCAAGCCTCATGGCCTTGGCGGAGGGATCTATCGCTATCGTCATCCTGTTCGGGGACACCCCGAGCTTGCTGCACATGTCGAGGAAGTCGGCGTAGTAGTCCGAGGTGGTCTTGCCGGACTTCTCGTCGTAGTATTCGGCCACTATGCGCCAGTCGTGGCGGTTTCCCTTGAACATCCCTCCGAACATCATCGTCGTAGGGTGGTCGAATCCCACGTCTATGGCGCAGTAGCGGATGTCGACGTCGTGCAGGTCGAACTCCTTGAAGTAGCGGGCGTCTACATCCGGATAGACCAGCCCTTCCGCCACGCACCTCTCCCCGAGGACCTTGCGACGATACTCCACTCCGGTGTAGAGCAGCTTGAGGGCCTCGATCTTCGACTTGGTCATGATGGGGTTGTCCTCGAGGGCGAAGTGGAACTCGTTGTAGCCGCCGAACGTCCTCTTGGCCTCGTCGGAGTACGCGAGGAAGCGGTCGGTGTACTCGGTGTATATCGGATTCATGGGTGACGAGGGGTTGGCGGACCAGATCATGAACGGATGGTCCGATGCGGACGAACGCGCGAATGCCTCGTTGATGAAGTTCATGTGGTGCTTGGTGATCTCGTCGGCGTACCAGAAGTCGATTGACAGTCCCCTTAGAGAATCCTCGGAGTCGGACTTGTCCGCCCCGAAGAGGTATATGCGGACCTCTCCCGTGGACTTGGGGACGATGATCTGCTTGGAGCCGTCCCTGTCGACCATGTACGCGTCGGGGAGTATGGTGAGGAATCCCGGATTGGCCTTCACGCAGTTACGGATGACCGAGGACTGCGTGTTGCCTGACATGATGCCCTGCTGGACGTCATGCGTCATGATGAATCCCGCGAGGGAGATCAGCGAGGCCAGTGTCTTCCCCGACCTCACCGGGCCCTCGTAGAACTGGAGCTTGTCCTGCGTGCGGATGCGCTCCCATACGGCCTCCGAGAACGGCGCCAGAGCCTCGATGCTCATCCTTGTCCTCCTTCTTGAGGCCGAAGAGCCTTCCGAATATCCGCTCGTACTCGTCGGACGATGCCGACACGTTCTCGAACGCCTTGATGATGCGGTCCTGAAGCTGGCGGCGTTCCTTCACGCACGCGAGGACGGCATAGACCCTGTCGATGCCTTCGAGCATCATGGCCTCGTCGAGCATCTC